AATAGACGAAACACAAAAATGCATGGCAAAGCGAAGAAGAACAATGTCAACAAAAGAAAAACGCAAGGGGGAGTCGAGGCTAGCCATGGCTCTTCCCAGGACCGCGGTTGCCAAACTGGGAACCAGTAATCTGCTCCACAATTGTGCCTCCTCCAAAGCCAACTGCTTTGAGATCCGCCCGCATCAGATTGTAGGGAGATCTAGTGAGAGCTGCGTCCTTGCTAGCCTGGACAGCCAAACGCGCCTCATCAGGGATGTCAGAACAAAAGTCAGCTGTGTCAAAGCCGTACTTTCGATACTTCATGGGGAAGCCATGCATATGTGCCCAATGGAAAATGACGTCGTGATGTTCCTCGAGGTACTTCTTGGTGACGTCGGCCAAGGCGCGCCAGAATTTACGGGGAGTAGGCCGCAAACACTTGTCAATATCGTTGTAAGAAACCTCCCTCTCTTTCCACTCAAATGGAAAGATATGAGGGTTTCTCTCGCTCGTCGAATTATCCCCATAATAAATGAGGAGACGTGCAAAAACCCTCTGCATGTCCGTCGCGTCATCCACTGACAGAAGGTCCCGAAGGGCTGCAATGGACTGCTCGACGAGATGGCGAGTGGCTTTCGAAACAATCGGCCTGTCGACAGGCCTGATCGCAATAGCTTTCGAAAAAAGTTCCCCAATGGTGGGGTCCATCCCTCGTGTAAAACCAAACTGCACCCGCTTCACGGGAGCGGAGAAGGTCGGGCGAGTGACAAGGTCCTCCGAGGTCTCAGCCTCGCGAAGAGGATCCTCGAGGCCACGAGGCGACTCGAGCGGTTGCTCTTTGTGTTCGGATTCCAGCGACATAGCTTGATAAGTGCGACCGGTAGAGAAATGTTCGAATGGTTGACGTTTGTGGGAATAAGTTTCACCTGCAGAACCCACGTCACGCAAACCATACAATTCTTCAATCCGGATCCTGTCAAAAAGCGGGAACTGTCGCTCATACGAGGCCGAAACAAACGGGCGGTCAAGCATCGCCTCATGCAAGAACTCCCGAACAAGCTTCAAGACATAAGGATATAGGCGAGGATGCGGATATGCGTGTATCAAAGCGGAAGTGTACCGCATGTGCGTTGAAACAGCATCAACCTTGCGCTGAAAAAGGCAAGAGGCAACAATACGTGCGGGTTCAAGAACTGGGATGTAAATACTCCTCCCCTCAACAGTCGCCAGTTGAAAACCGTGGCTGAGATAAACCAGGTCTTCTATGCGAGAAGAAGGCTTAGTGAAGACATACGTCATGCCACAAGCCTTCATCGCACTCTGAATTCGCTCAGGAAGTTCGGGCTTGAAATAGTGAGCAGCCACTGCGAAAGCTATGTCGTCTCCATTAACAACAAAGACAACGTCGCGATCCGCAAGGGCACGCTTCGCTTCCTCCCAACCAAGAACGCTGCCGAGGGCGTAGTAGGTAGTACCTTGCAACGCCATCGAATTTTCGACTCCAGTGTTCAAGGACCCGGAAGGATTGCCAGTGTTCTTTACTCGAACTATCCCATCCCCCATAACAAGAGGGGTGTAGACTGTCTCAGAGTAGAGATTCCGAAGGTGCCTGCGGTAACGAGGCGCAACGGACTGGCAACGAATATGACAGTTCATTGACAAGTGCTGCACAGAGACCGACGAGTCAAAACGACTACCATCCCCCGACCAATAGACCCTGTCAGCCTTGCCCAAGTAGTCCGCAAGACGGTCCCAGCCACCATAAAACTTATCAATTCCCAAAGTGCTCGGAAACTGGAGGTGGTTGTCAACAAAACGCTCGTTAAAAGCCGCCACGTAGCGCATATTGCCAAGAATAGTCTCGATAGGCGCCGACATGAAAGTACGAGTTTTCAGCGCAAGAACCCGATCAATGTCTCGGAGTTCATCCTTGATAGCAACCTGCCAAACTGGAGCGACGAACTGGTCTGGTGTAACATCATACAAAGACTCGCAGCGGGCAACGAGATCTGCGAAAGAAGCCGACTCTTCCGAGGACATATAGAAACCCTTCTTGCCAGTCAGGCGCGGGCCTGAGGATTTCTGCTTGTCCACGTCAAAGTAGACCTGCTGAACCGGTATCAGATCCTGTTGCTGAAACATCCAAGGACTCATCAACTCAAAGAAAGGCAGAACGTTCCGATCATAATCATCTGGCAAAACCTGTGGACTACGATTGTACTTTGCCACGTCCTTCCAATAAGATTCTTCAGACAAATCACTGGGGCAGTAATCAGACAAATCGCAAAAGCGGGCAGAACGGCCCTCTGCGAACAAGCGACCAGCTCGATGGTCAAAGACTATCTTGCTGCTCGTAGAGACTCTCTTCTGCAAACTCGCCACAGAGACGTAACCGCCCTTGGAGCCTGGAAACCTGTCAGGCAAAGAGCCTGAAGAAAAAGGCTTTATTGGATGCTTAGCCTGTTCCTCAGGAGCAACACAAGCCGTAGCAGAGAGTTCAGCAGCAGTAGGAACAGGAGGCATTGCTATGGGCTCGACGAGGGATCGCTGAGGAATCCTCCGGCCCAACTCCGCGACAAGTTGCGACGTGATCGGAGTCATGAAGTTTGCCTGGTCCATGTGGGAACCACCAAGAGAATGGAGCCCGACAAACGCTCCGTCCTTAGTAGAAATGACAGGAGTGCCGCAATCTCCATGTTTGGTATTTATCACGTATGAGAAAATACCTCCTTCAGCGGGAGTGGCGAACGAAGACTCGCTAGGAGTAGGTTCGAATGCTGCGTTTAAGTTTGGTTTACAGCGAACGAGAACCACCTCCTCCCCAGGTTCCGGGGACCTGAAGCTGAAATTGGCCGCAGAACCTGCGACACCGCCGGGGAGCAGAACCACCGTGAGATCAGCAGCCTGCCACGCAACACACGGTCGAAAAACATGCTCGCCTCGGGCGCTATGCATCCGAACCTCATCGCCACAGGCTGCCAAAACGTGGCTATTCAAAAAAATGAAACCACGAACAATGACGCCGTAGCCAACATGAGACGACCCCTCTGCCGCGCTGAAAGAAACGACTGAAGAACGGGCTGCTCGGAGGGAGTAATTGGGAGTTTTTGCCGGCACGGCAGACTCAACCACGCGCGCTGTCTTGCTCTCCGACTCGAAGATGTATGACGAAAAGTCTCGGCCGTCCTTGGAGCGCCCCGTAACCGTAACGTGGTCTTCCGACCAATCAGCAGGCGCCCACGTGCGGTCGTCGTAGTACTCATCGCACTCGCGGTCCAAGTCCTCGACCTTAACCCTGCGAGAAGGTCTACCATCTCCAAAATCCAAAGTGACGAAATCGTGCGGGTCCAGCTGAGCGCCAGAAGGCATCCAGTTGCGCTGACGCTTCTCATAAGGACGCTTCGGATTGAAGGGGCGAGACGCAGGGGCGGAGACTGCTTCCTTCTCGAGTGCGCGACCGTCGACCTCATCCACCAAAAGGGGTTGAGGTTGAACGGACGGACGACTACTCACCCAACGGTACGTGCCGTAAGTGACACTACAAACAGCGAGAAGTGTGGCAAGAACCACGAAAAGACAAGCAACGCGGACAGTCCAGTCTGCATCGACCATGGTCCTAGCGTACACGTACGCGGGAACGAATGGCATAGGGTCAACTTTTGGCCGCAAAGGAGGGCGCTGGCGACCTCCAGCCCCAACACCAGGCTGAGGACCTTCGTCTGCTGGCGGCACAAAAGGTTCGGGACCCGGTCCAAAACCAGGGACGCGAAGAGAGGAGAAAAGGTCATCTCCATTCGCCTGTTGGCTCCGAACACCCAGCCAAAGCGGGCTTCGCTTAAGTGACCTGGAAACACTCTCGGACAAAAAACGCTTGTCGTTGTATATCGCGTCGGTCATCTTGTAGCTCGGATAGCACAGAACCTTCAACTGCCAGTTATCGATCTGAACCGTGTCAGGTTGCGTATAATCCCAAAAGGGAGCCCGAACGCTCTTGCCATGCTGCCAACGGTTCTCCGACTTGATGAACTGCTTCCACTCTTCCGTCTCAAAGGAGGGCCAGGAACGCCAAAGATCCTCCGGGAAATAAGCGTCGGAAAAGACAATCTTTGACTTGTCGGTATCCGCGGGAAAAGTGAAATCAGCGAATGATTTAAATATGCGCCCCTCTGGGGTCGACATGCCCGCGACCGCAATCGGGTCCAAACGAGTGGCGAAGACGTTCGATATGAAAGAATCGGTCAACTTTTGCTCGTCCAAGAACTGGAGATCGCGCCTCACAGGGGACTCATATCCGAAAAGACGGGCATAGACGTTGGCGAGCGCCCAATCCGACTCGCTGATCTGAGTAGCAGGAGTGAACTCGACAGGTGGAGCAATGTAGATGCCACGGAACATGCGTCCGACACGCCCCTTCCTCTGCACAGCCATCCCCTGTGTAACCGGCACGCGCTTGGTGGAAAGTGCATTAGGGTCAAACGTCATGGCTGGAACGATTTGCTCTCGAAAATCCACTGAGTAGTTAAAGGGTAGCGTAACGCCAGTCTCCATACACGGTGTGGCGGCAATGATGACAGTTGTGTTGGCGGGATCTTTCAAGGCGTTCTCGACCTCTCGGATGGTCGTCTTGTAATTAGCCGAACTCAGAGCGAAAGCAGGAATTGACGAACCCTTGAATCGGGCTTTGATGAATTCAGTGTCTCGCTTCGAGGCACAAAAGACCAAATAACGACCGCGAATTGTGGAGGGTGTAACACCCTTCACCTTACAACGACTCGTAAAAACGTTCTGAAGAGTGACACTTCGATCAATGCGCTCCGCAACAGGATGGGACAAGTCACCAGGGAGGGTAAAAGACTGAGAGAAGGTGGCCGAGCACCACAAGACTGGCATCTTTGTCGCGAGACGCGGAGAAATACGACGAAAGAGATCGTTCTCGGCGCTGTTGACATGCATTTCATCAAAGATAATACCCCCAAACTCAACAACTGCGCCCGGATTGTGGATCATCTTTCCGGCCATAGTCTTGGACGTGACGACCCACAAATTACAATCGCCCTCAGTGAATGTAGAGTTGACTTGAACGTTCGGGCGAACCCCGAAACGATCCGTGATCACCTGCGCTGACGAACGGGCAGCTGCAATTGTCGGAATAACAACATACACCGGTTTGGATGTGTCGCAAGACAAAAGATAGGGAATTGCAGTAGACTTGCCTGTTCCGGTCGCTGCCGTAACGATGTGAACACTTCCCGGTTCGCAGCTGGAAATGGCATCAACAATACCGTTGATATTACCCTTTGTGACAAGATGGCGGCAGCTCAGCTGAGGAATGCCATCTCCAGCTTGAAAGCTGCGGTCGCTCACACAACAAGGTGCAACGTCGACCGACTCGAACTCGCCCGGTTCGGCAATTTCGTCGGAGATGTCCATCCAATCAGCATAAGTTCCATCCGCCTCCGTCGGAGGTTGCTGGAACGTGTCCCCAACGGTGGACCAAAGACCCCGAACGGCCTTGGGCAAGTCCACACTCTGGGCCATCGTTTGCAAGTGGGAGGCAAGTTTCTCCAGAGTACGGCGGGTTTTTGCGGAATGTGTGGTAAGAGACAAGGCGCGAAGAAAGCTGGCAAGCAAATTCAAAAGGGCCTTTGCCCAGCGATCAAGCGGAGAACTGCCAGACTGGAACTGACGCCCGCCCAAGACACTCTCCGTTGCTTCAACGAGTGAGCAAGTGGCCACCCCAATGGCGTCCTTAATTTGAGTGCCGGCGGCCATCACCTCGCCAAGCTGTCTCCAAGCCATAACGAGTACGGCCAAGCTCCGGACGGCGAGACCCAGGTAGTACACAAGGAGGGTTGTATACCGCTGGCCGGTCCAGTAGGAGCCCGTCTGCGCAAGTATGATAACAAACTCCCCCAAACCGAGAGGGAGAAGACGAACGATCGTCCGAGTGGTACTGTGGTGCAAAGCGTCAAAGAAAAGAGCAGACGAGAGGGCAAGCACAAGCCAGATGACCGTGAAGAGAAGTTGCCACCTATCGAATGCGAGCGCTCGCACGACGTACGCTCCCGCCAAACAAGGAAGAACCAACTGAAAGACCCGACCAAACCGCGCGCGATTTTTCCCGGAAATGTGTGAAAAATGACCGTTCTGTTCCCCGAGGGGCTTGCCAAAAGATTCAAGATCGTGGGGTTTGGAGCCATGTTCATCTTCCAGAGCGCCAATGGTAGCATTGTGGTCCTCCAGGTCAAGACGCTCCAACTCACGCCAAAGATTTACACCGACCTCCTCAAAGCTCAAATGATAGTCTGCCGGACCGCCCGGCGTGCGGGAGACCACACCCACCGCCCGACGACGATCTCCTTCCGAAACGGCCAGAAGCTTTCCAACAGACGGGTTCGCCTTGAAAAAGGCCTCCGCCTCGGGCCTATGTTCGGGTTCGAAAAGACCAAGATAACAAAAACCAGGGGGAAAAGTCTCAAGAACGACACCCGGTTGGTCCATCGAGGGTTCGCCAGTCTCAGTAACGGGAGAAAGGTTGACAACTTCCACCTCCGTAGAGATTTCGCCCACCTGTGAAGCTCTTCTCGCGTGAAACTTCGGAGGTGTTGTAAAACGGGGAGGGGTTGGGTGGATACGTCCAGAACGTGGTGCGTCAAAATCGCGCATCAAGGGGAGATCCACGCCGCCTTCATCGTCTTCTGTCACCTGGCCCTCAGAGCCAACAGCCTCCTCCTGGTCTGAGCCGACTCTGACCCCCGGCATAGAAACGCTCGCCGAAGAAACCCAACCCCACAGAGACTCGCCAGAATCAGAAACTGACAAGTGCCAGGGCCCGGCCATTCCTCGCCACCTTTCAACGAGCCCAACTGGGTTGGTGCGCGCGAACCCTCCCAAACCCCAAATTTCGCCCACTGTCGGAACCGACCCAAGGCGTCTCGCAACCTCTCGCTGACAAAAGAATTCGAAGAGAGACAAATAGCAAAACCCAAATTGCTCAGGTCTGGGGGGCGAAATTAGGTCTCTCGGGCCCAAAGTAGGGTTCGAAGCTCGATCCCGATACAATTTCAAAGTCGCCCAAGCATCTCCATCTCCGTACACGAGGTAGACGGTAGAATCGTCGACGGCCGATTCCACGACGCGCGCTCGGAGGCGCTGGGCCTTCCAAGTCGGCTGAAGAAAGAGAGAGTGAACTGATGGCGATCGCCCAAGAGAAACTGCAAGAGCATGACGAAATGTCTTCTTGAATAGGTAGAGATATGAAAACTCTTCATCAAAGAGATCCAACTGGTACTCAGCCCGTTCGGGCTCTTCAAGAGAGCCGAGGTAAACCCAGTCGTCGATTGGTTCGGAGACTTTAGCGCTCGAGAAACGAGGAAGCTCAAGAGTGTCCGTAGACTCCCGAAGAGGAGCGCCAGGAGGCGAATTGTCTGACATGTCTGACAAAACAGGCGAGAAACGAGGATATGAGACGAGGGAAGAACTTGTGTGAGGATAGTATGTGAATGTTACGGATCGGAAAATTT